AAGTCGTCTTTGTACTTTACAATCGAAATGGAACCAAGACAGATTCTTCAAAGAGTCTGTGCTATGGCATGTAATATTCCTATCAAACGAATCAATACTAAAAATCTATCTCCTATGGAGTGGCATAAAGTAGCTGATTGGTGGGCAGGAAGATTCGAGAATGGAGATGAAGCTAGGAAAGAGTTCAACGAACACGAAGATTTTGATAAGTTCCATTATCAACTGACTCGTAATCCTTTGCGCACAGATGTTCCTCAAATAGACATCTACTATGACCCAAGTCTTACACTAGCTAAAATTATTAGCGTAGTAAGACAAAAGGTTGCGTCTACTCCAGACCTTGGCATAGTTATTGTGGATTACCTTAACCAAGTCAGACGCCACAACGCTCCCAGTCGTGGCGGTCAATACGAATGGACTGAACAAATAGAGATATCCAAAGGGTTAAAAGCATTAGCCCAAGAGAACAATGTCCTTGTTCTCTCAGCATTTCAAACAAACGAAAAAGGAGAAGCACGATTCGCCAAGGGTATCCTTGACGCAGTTGATGCTGCCTATAGTATTCAGCATTGGGGCGATACAGAACCAGCAATTAAGTTGAAATGTGATAAGATGAGAAATGGAAAAGTAGAAGGATTTGTTTCTTCTATGAACTGGGACAGCTTACGTATTGGACCTCATACAGAGATAGACCCAGACGAGAAAGCTGAGATGAAAGAAGCAATGAGTACAGGAGAAAGTGCATATGACCTTTAAAGATAAAATACAGAAAAGACTAGATGTATTACAATTTATGATGGAAAATAATATACACTTATCAGACCCCAACGGGTGCATGGAGTATACACTAACTATCAGCAAATTTTGGTCAGTTCTCTCAGAAGAAGATAGAGATTATATCCAAGGATGTCAGTCTTCAATCGAAGAAGGGTGGGAGTGGAAATGATTTTATACACAGAAGCACAATTAAAAATAGCTTATCAAAAATACTTAGGAAGATTAATGCATGCAAATGTACAGGGCGTAGAAGTGCCTTTTCCTACACTAGAAGATTTTAGAACCATTTACGAGGACGAGTGGACACAGAGATATAAGGAAATGAACAATGAATAAAGTTTTAATATTATGTCCTGGTAGAACAGGTAGTAGTAGACTACAATCTGCTATATGTAAAGCGCATAATTTAGACTGGCTTTCTGAACCTTTTAACTGGGAACGCAGAGATATAAATGCACAGAAAGATGGATTCAGTTTCATAGATAGAGTTAAGTACTGGAAAAATATACCTAATAAAATATGTGTAAAACAACTAAGTCATTATACTCAGTTTCCAAACGGATTCCCTACTGATAAAATGGGACAAGACCCTGTGAAATTTTATGAAAACATATATTTAAAGCAAGGTGGTTATGAGAAAAAGTTAAATTTCTATATGGAATATATGCGTGAATTTGATAGAACAATACTGCTATCAAGACGAGACTTTGGAGATTGTTTTAAAAGTCATCTACTAGGGGCATATTACAGAGCCAATGAAGGTAAGTATGAGTGGAGCTATAGTTCACACTATGAAAATAAAGATGTAATATATGATGATAGTGCAAGTTTTCTTTTAAATTTATGTATAGATTCTTTTAGATTAGTAGAAGAAATGTCTAGAAAAACAGGAATATCTATACTGTATTACGAAGATTTATATACAGACAAAGAAATTTTTATAAAAACAAACAAAGAATTTGATTTAGGATTAGAGGATTATTACGAAGAAATGTTTAATCCTAAGTTTAGATTAAGATGGCCAAAGGAGACGTCATGGCGTACGACAGAGTAAGTAGAGAAACAGCAGAATTAGTACCCCTTCCTCCGCATACTTGGTATGTGAGAACAGTTGGGTGGTTACTAGAGCAAGAAAAAGTAAAAGAGAACATAAAGAATGTTCCAATAAATGAAAAGTTAAGGGAAAGTTTGGCAAAAGACGGAGTAAAATCTCCCATACTCTGTATGCCAAACTGGTACCCCATAGCAGGGAGTCAGAGGATGAGATGTCTTCAGGAACTCCCTGCCCTACATGGGCAAGAGATAAGAGTATGTCGATTCGATAAAGAATGGTGGTTAGTATTCTATCTATGGGGTCAGACGAAAGAAAGAGACAGAATTGTAGCAATCTATTTCCAAATGCTAGAATTAGTGTGGAAGTCAATGTACTATGAGGAGAATGGTACAGATTCTATGGGAACAGACTACAAAATATTTGAAAAAATTGGCGATGAGCTAGAGGGATGGAAACACAAACAATGAGATATGTAATTACAGGAGGCGGAGGCTTTATAGGCTCACACTTAGCAGAAAAACTAAGAAAAGAAGTTAATGATGAAATAGTAGTAATTGATAAGATATCAAATCATGGCAATACTAATAATCTAAATACGAGTGAGTATACATACTACCTAGCTGACATAGCTGATTCAGAAATAATGATGAAAGCATTACAAAAAGATGATATAGTATTTCATCTTGCAGCACAGCCGCACGTAGACTTATCTTATGTTAGTCCTATGGAAACTACTATTAGTAACGTACTAGGAACACATAGTGTACTAAACTCATGCCAACAGAATGAAGTTAAAAGTCTAACAGTAATGAGTACGGATGAAGTATATGGGTCTACTAATGCTATAGATAGTAACACTAAACTTGACCCAACTAACCCATATAGTGCAACCAAAGCGGCTGCAGATATGATGGTTAATAGTTATAAACACATGTACCCTGATATGAAGATTAATACTCTTAGGTCAAATAATATTATCGGACCTAGACAGTTTATAAGAAATATAATACCTAGATTCTCACTCCAAGCCCTAACGGGTAGGAATATAACCTTGCACGGTAAGGGAGAAGCTAGAAGAAGATACTTGTGGGTAGAGGACGCCGCAGATGCTTTGTGGAGAATATCTAAAAGTGACTACAATCATAAGATATATAATATTGGACATCCCGAAGTTTACTCTAATTTAGATGTAGCAAAAATTATATGTGACCATTTGAACGTTGGTTACGATATCATTCAAACAACTGATGATAGAATTTTCAATGATACAATATATCCGTATAACCCAACAGATATTTTTAATGATTTAGGATGGTCACATACAATCAATCCTTCCGTGTCAATACCTCGAACAATCGACTGGTACAAAGAGAACATTCGATATTTTGAAAAATTCTTTGATATACTATGAGTGAGTATGAAAAATTGAATGGAGGCATGCGATTTGCACCAGACCCACAATGGATAAAAAATAGTTTCAATCATCACTGGATGGGATTATGTCATCTAATATCTTGCTTAAATATTCAACACGGCAAGATGATAGAGATAGGTTCTTATGCAGGAGAAAGCACAGCGATGTTTGCTTCTAGTGGTAAATTTATAAGTATAGATACGATAGACCCTTATTATTGGTCTGGTAGTCATGAAGTAGAGATGGAATATAAAGTTAATACTAGACACTGGGATTATATAAAACAACACAAATATTACAGTCAAGACATACATGGCAAATTTAATAATGATAAGTATGATTTTGTATACATTGATGGAGACCACAGCGGTGAGAATGTAGCTAGAGACATAGCACAATACTTTCCGAAAGTCAAAAAAGGTGGCTATATAGGTGGACACGATTATTCAAAGAATCACTGGCCAGATGTTGTAGACGCAGTAAACAAGGTGTTTCCAGTCGTTGATACATTTGCAGACACAAGTTGGTTATGCCAAAAATAGTTCTTGACAAATCCTTAAAATTTTGATATAATATATTTAATTATGATAGCAGAAGACTTATTAAGAGAGAAGAAAATTGATTATCGCATAAGCGGACAGGATGCCGTAGTGTCCTGCCTTAACCCAGAGCATGATGACAGTAATCCGTCTATGCGTATAGATAGGGTAACTGGCGTGTTCAATTGTTTCTCATGCGGTTACAAAGGTAATCTGTTTACATACTTTGGTGCACCTGCTTCTCCACTAGAAGTTCGTATGCACCGTATTAAAGAATCAATCAACAAAGTCAGGTCAGCAACTGTCGGTATCCAACTCCCAAAGGATAGACTATCGTGGAAAGGTGGTGGAATCAGAAATATATCTGAGGAGACTCTAGCTAAATGGGATGCGTTCACATGGAACGTTCCTAAGTTTGAGAATCGAATCATCTTTCCGATACGAGATATCACAGGCAAGACGGTGGCTTTAATAGGAAGGAGCTTAGATGACTTCAGTCCTAACAAATATTACATTTACCCTAATGGAGTAGAAATGCCTTTCTGCCCAGCTAAGGTAAAACCAATGCAAAACAGAGTTATCCTTGTAGAAGGAATCTTTGATGCACTTAACCTATGGGATAAAGGGCTCAAGAATACTGTATGTTGTTTTGGTACACAGCAAGTAAACTGGGTTAAGCTTAGTTTATTAAAACTCCAAGGGATAACT